TTGGAAATTGTAAAAATTGTGATTCCACTATTGATTCTGTTATTGTAAAGTTTACTTGATATTTTTCATTGTATGGTTTTAATGCTTCTAATATATCTTCAGCACTTCTAAAGTTATATTTCCCAAATGAATTGAATTTTGACTTATTAGCTTTAAATTCTTTTTGAATTAAAGATAATTTTTGATTTAATGTTAATTCCATTTTAATTTGTTTTTAAGGTTAAGTTATAAATTTCTTTTTTAATAATTAATTTGTATTCTTTTGGGCAATCTTTGTCTAATGCTTCAAAACAATATCCTGATAATACGTTGTTTACATTTTCAAGTTCGCAAACTCTTGCTTGTAAACTTTCTATTTGAAATCTTTGGTAGTCTATTAAATCTTTCATACTATAAAAAATAAAAAGTTAGTGTTAAATAAATTAATGTAAGTGTAGCCATAAATGCTAGTGATAATCCGAAATCTTTTAAATGTTGTTTCATAATTTTTGTTTTTAATTGTTATTTCTTATGCAAATATATAACTGTTTTTTGAATATAAAACTATATTAAAATATTTTAACACAACTTTAACAAATAAAAAAAGCTACCTTTTACAGTAGCTTTAAATAAATAACAATTCTAAAAGATACTATCTTATAGTAACTATTATTAAACAAAGAAAAACAAAAACAAAAAATTTTAAAAAATGTTAGCCTTTCCCACCTGACTACTAACTTGCTAATTATGACTACTTTGTTTAGCTCCCGTTCCACCAATCTGTAAAGTAATTGCGAACTCCCTTTAGTTTTCTTTACTTTCTAAAGCCAGTATTTTATTAGTATAGTATTCTATCATATCTATTAAATCCACATCAGCAAATTTAACAACTTTTTTAGATTCTATCATTAAATCTTCAGCAAAGTTATCACCATATTGTAAACATAATCTTTTACCAAATTCGAATTGTAAACCCTGATTACAAATGTTGCAAGAATAGCATTGAACTTGTACGTTAAATTCATTCCATCTTGTTGAATAATGCCTTCTTGATGCAAAATGACCTGCCTGTTGCTTTTTATAAATATTTTTAGCATTACAAGTATAACATTCTGATATATCATTTATAGCATATCTTCTTCTTATATATTGTGAAAAGATTGTATCAAGTTTTTTTATTAAAACACTTCTTTTAGGTTTTTTTTCCATTAAATATTATGCATTATATTGTATTTAGGTTTCAATAATTTAATGTATTTTTCTTCTAATTTTAAAAGTTCTGTATCTGAAATTTCATTTGGTAATTTAGCGACTATTGAAAAACTGTTAAATGTTTTTGATTTATCTTTATGGTGTGTTGAAATTCTACTTTGTATATTTATAGTCTTACCAATATAAACTATTTCATCATCATTTATTAAACAATAAATAAACTTAAAAAATAACATTTCTTTTTTATTATTAATTAAATAAGAAGTTAAACTTTCTTTTTTAGTTTTATTATTTTGTTTAATTTCTAATTCAACTGAAACTTTTGTTTTAATTTCTTTTTTTAGAAAATGTACATTAGTATAACCTTTTGTAGATTTTATCCAATTTTTAAAATTATTATATTCTGAATCTGAATAAAAGACTTTATTATAAATCTTATTTTTTCCGTAATATTCACATTTAACTATATATTCTAATTTCATATTTTATAAGTATATTATTTTGGTTTTAAATATTACACAAATTTATATAAAAAAAAGTAAAGTAAATTTTAATTAAGTATTTGTTTTTAACAAGTTATAAACTATACAACAATAGCAACAAATCTTTTGTATAAATAATAACAAACTGGAATTAAAAGTAACCATAAGTAATTCCAATAATTTTGTTTTCTATCTATATCCTTTTTAAATTCTTTAACTGAAGTTTTAGTTAATTCCTTTTTAAGTTCATTCTTAACGATTGTTTTCTTTTCAATATGTAAACTATTATCTTTTACTTTTTTGTATCTTAAAACAACGTTTTTGTACGTTATACCGTTTACTACAATATCTTTTAAAGTATCTAAAGGTGTTATAGTAAATTCATCTGTATAAATATCATTTTTAATAGCAATATTTGTTTCTTCTTTTGTAACAATTTTAGTTTCTATTTGTTTCAAAGAATCTTTTTTAGTTTCTTGAATTGCTACTTTTCGTGAACCGCAACTAAATAATATTAAACTAACTAAAATATATATCGCTTTCATAATTTCTTCTTCTTGTTAAACCTGATACTTCTTTTTTATTTACTTTATTCCATCTTTTAAATTCTAATCCAATTAAAATATCATTGTGATTTTTATTAACTAATTTTAAAAGTGTACTATTCATAAAATTAGCCATTCCAATATTATATGCTAAAGATACACAAGCATTAAATTGATTTTGATTTAAAGGTGTTTTAACTAAATTAGAAACTTTAGATGCAAATCTATCAGCAATTACTTTAAACATTTCAAAGGCTTGAGCTTTGGTGATTGGAGGGTCTAAAATTGTTACACGTTTATTATCAGGATAATAGCAATTTCCATATCCTATTGTCGGTACTTTTGCAGAACATAAATAAGGCTTTGCACTAAAACCTTCAAATTCTGTAATAAGTAAATATCCAGCATTATTTAACTTCATCTTTTTTGTTTTTTAACCAATCAAATATTTTCATACCTGTGTATATTATTGAAACTAATAGTAAAACTATTTTTAAATTTGCTTCTGCTTTACTTAATGAAAACAAAAATACACCTGTATTCAATAAATAAATTTTTAAATTATCAATCATTTTCTTAATCTTTCTACTATTGTTGTAACTCCTTCTATTCCTATATATGCAGTTGCAATTATAACCCAATCACTTGAAGTCAATTGACCGCTAAATAAACTCCCACAAGCTACCATAAAAACAAGTAACTTGCGTGAAATCCATTTACTTAATATTAAATCAAATTGCTCTTTGCTCATTTTAAAAAATGTAAAACGATTGAGGGAATCATTGTTACTAATAAATCTTTATAATCAAATCCTTTATATACTATTTGGTCTTTAATTTCTTTGCCTAAAGCGAATAAAAACACAATTCCAATACTATACAAGTCATTTAAAAAATAGTTGCTTAAAACGTATATAAAGAAACCATAAATAAAATGATTTGCTTTATCTTGTGGTATTAATATCATAATCTATTTTTTAATTGGTTCAAATCCAGCAAAACCGTGTTTAGAATTTTTAGGGAATATTTCGTTATTTCCAAAATCAAATGTAATATCTGACATTATATCAAAACCATACCCATCGGCAAATACTGGAGCAGTTACTTCGTTAAAATCAGAATCGTATGTTCCATTTGTTAAAACTATTTTACCAATTTCAACAACCGCTTGGATGCCTTGCCCATAAACTAATGAAGTAACTTCTTCAAATGTAACCTCATTATAAACTCCTTTTGCAATTAAATCAGCTATTGCAGTTTCTTTGTTTGTGTAATTTAATTTGTATATATTCATTATAGTGTTGTTAAATTAATGCATTCAGTATCTGTTAATGCTGTCTTATAAAGTTGAATTGAATTAATTCTACCCTCGTATTTTAAAATATCTTCTCCATAATCCAAACCAATTCTATTTAAAAAGTTAGCTGCAAATGGAGTAAAAGTTTGATTAGCAGATTTAACACCATTAACAAAGGAAGTAAATGTTGTTCCGCTATATCTTATAAGAACTTTGTTTCTATTAGTCAATATAACACCATCGTAATTTATATCCGTAGTAACTCCACCGCTTGAAATTGCAAAAGTAATTCTATCAGCTATAGATGGATGCCCATAAAAACCAATTCTATTATTATTTGAACCATTACTAATATTAATTGAACGAATACCTCCAATTCCTGTTAAAAATTGTAAATCAGCAAATAAAACACCTTGTTGGCTATCTATTAAACTACTTATTCCTGTTTTAGAAATAGTATCAGCGTTACGAGTTACAGTAGATGCAACTGTTGGAATGTAGGAGGTGGCGTATGAACCTACTTCGTATTGAGCTCCCCATACTTCTATATAGTCACTTGTTGTTAAAACACTATTGTTTGAAAATCCACATCTACCCGCTCCTAATAAAATCACTCCTGTTGCTCCTGTTAAAGTAAATCTTTGCCAAGTTGTATTAACTGTAACTGTTGACTGAACTGCAATATCGTTAATAAATAATGTAACATTTTTTGTTCCGCTATTTGTACGCATCCAAACACTAATAGTTCCTGTTGTATTTATAGTTGCTACATTTTGTCTAACTTGAGAATTTATATTTGCAGCAGTCCAACGAGATGCGGTTGTATTTCCACTTGGTGATATTGAAAAATTATCTGTAAATACTGACGCTCCACCACCACTATATATCCAAGAAGCATTTGTAAATTGCTCACTTCTTAAAAATAAATTCGTTCTCTGTCCCTCTACCAATAAACTCGGACAACTTCCGTTTGTGTAATCAATACGTGGAATGTTTACCGCTACGCTTTCAATCAATCCTAAACTGTTTACTCTTGTTGCTGTTGTAGCACGAACTACGGTCATATCACCCAAAGTTGTATTTGGAACTACTGAATATAATTTACTTGCTTTATATGCGTTTGGAGTTACACAAAGAGAAACTTTATCTAATAAACTCATAATTTTTATATTTAATTAAATTTGTATTATTTTTACAATTTCCGTTTAACATAGCTGATAATGTTGTGTATTTTATTTTTAATTCTTCTGCAGCTATTTTCATAGTTCCATATATTTTATTTGTTTTTGTATCTAATATTTTATTAGCAAATGGATTTTTTTCGCCACTAACAGATTGACTTTTTTTTAATCTTGTTTCTTTTGAAAATACTTGTAATGTTCTTTTTTCTTTAATAATAGCTTTTGCTTCTTCAGTATGTTTTTTACCTTTAAAAGTACTTTCTTTTCCTTTTTTAGCTAAAGATAATTTCTCACAATGTTCTTTAGTTCTTACATAATTTAAAGGTAAACTTCTAACTCCTTTTCTACTTTCAGATATTTTTTTTCTAACAGATTCAGTAACATTTTTTGTGCCTTCACCACCACTTGTTAAATTACATAAACTACCTGTATTTAAATCTAATCTACCATATTCTTCTATAAGCAACATTTCTAAATCTATTGCATCTTCAAATGATAAATTTTTAGATAATACTTCTACTGTATAACCATATTTATTTACAATATTAGTCCAATAATCACTTCTTTTAGATTTTGTATAAGGTCTTGTTTCAGTTCCCATACCAACATAAAAAACAGAATTGTTATCGTTTCTAATATGTCTATATACGACTTTATCTAATAAACTCATTATATATTATTTAAATTTGTTAGTGTTGTATTTAAACAAGATTCTGCTTCAAATATACCCAAATCAGCTAAAACTCTTACTTTAAAATTTGAAATTATTAATGGAACTGGCGAACCAATAATATCAGTTTCACCGCTATAACTTTTTGAATAAATTGAACCCCAACCAATAATATTATTAATTGCACCTTGACCCCAACCAATAACGTTGTTAATTGCACCTTGACCCCAACCTATATTGTTTGCCATAATTAATAAACTTTAGTTAATGTGAAATTTTGTGAACGTATTGAATTAGCAGCGTTATTAGTTATCCATTCTGCTGTAATTGTTAGCGTATTACTTACAGTTGTATTAAAAACAGTATTACTTACTAATCCAAAATTTACACCATCAATTGCGTTTGAAGCATCTTTGTTATATGTAAAACTTCCATTTGCAAATAATTCAGCAACTCCTGCACCACCTATTTTTGTTACTGTAAAATCTAATATCAAATCAAATATTTTATTTGTAGCTGTCGCTAAAGTATATTCTAAAGCATCTATAATAACAACCCCGTTTGATTTAATTCTAAAGTGTAATATTTGATTATTTGTGTTAGTTAAATTACCACACATTTTAGCAGCAAATGAATCACCAATTTTTAGTGTATTAGCAGGAATAACCAAACTTCCTACACCTGTTCCAATTAAGTCTTTTTGTCCACCAGTTGGAGCATAAACTACAGGAGTACCTAAAGCAGTTTGTGCATATAACCCTTTTGAAACTTCAATAAAATTATCATTAACTTTATCAAACGCATTTCTTACTGTATCACCAGTACCATCATTTGCAGTTGTTCCTATATTAATTACTTGTATCATTTCTTTTATCTAATTTATTTAAAAAAATTTCTAATTTCTTAACGTTTACTTCTTTC